TTGAAGCTTTATATAGTAACACAGCCTCAGGCAACACAGCAGTAGGTTTCTGTGCATTAAGAAGTAATACAACAGCAAACGCAAACGTTGCAGTTGGTTTTTGTTCTATGAGATCTAATACAAGTGGTGTAAGAAATACTGCTGTAGGTGATAACACATTAGCAACAAATACAACAGGTAACAGAAACACAGCTTTAGGACAAGGTGCTTTATATTCTAATACTGTAGGTAACTACAATACTGGTTTAGGACATTACGCTCTTTTATCTAATACAACAGGTATTTATAACACAGCCATTGGTAAAGATGCTTTAAGAAATACTACTACAGGTACTAAAAATACAGCTATAGGTCAAAATGCTGGTACTTGTATCACAACAGGAGCATGTAACGTAATCCTAGGCTCAGCAAGCGGTAATGGTTTCGGTACCCAAAACAACAACATCTTCATCTCCGATGGAGCAGGTAACATAAGAATGTTTGTTACTGGTTCAACAGGATTTGTTGGTGTGGGACCAGGTTTTACAGCCCCTCTATATCCCCTACACGTATCTAGTTCGTTTGGAGGTATTTCAATTTATTCTACTAACGATATAGCGGCTTTCTCAGATGAATCTGTTAAAACAGAATTACAAGTAATAGATAATGCTCTAGAAAAAATTGAACAAATCCACGGATACACATATGTTCGTACAGATGATGATTCTAAAACAAGAAGAGCCGGTGTTATAGCCCAAGAAATACAAAAAGTGTTGCCTGAGGTTGTTACACAAAACCAAGACGGTACCTTGAACGTAGCTTATCCTAACTTAGTTGCTTTGTTAATTGAGGCAATTAAAGAATTGAATGAAGAAATAAAAGAACTAAAAAGTAAATCACCATGCCAACCCCAGGAGGACCAATAAGTTTAGATGATTTATGGCAGGAACCAAATCCCGGTTGGTCTGCTCAAGAAAGTTTTAGTGATATAACCTATAATTCTTGGGAACAAGGTCCTTTAGGATCAAACATTAACATTTATAATGGTTGGGGTAATGACGGATCAGGATTTGGTGCACCTATTGGAGCTAATGTTATATATAATGTAGGTGGAGGTCTTACACAAAGTATAGATCCTATTAACTTTGGTAACTATACTAACAAATATTATTATTTTGATGGGACTGTTTTTAATATCCAATTTTCTTGGAGTAACCCATTAACTAACCCCCCTCCAGTACCTCCAGCTCCTCCAGTAAATAATGATGTAAACGTTCAAGTAGTTTGTAAAGATTATAACATGGTATATAATGTTCATAATAGTTTTGCAATAAATGCTACAGCACCATCATCAGGAGGTCCTTTACCAATTCCCGGAGGTGTTACAAATTCTCCTTTAGTAGAAAATGTTTATTGGGAAATTATTGTAAATACAATCCCAGGTAATACCATATCTAATATTGCTTTTTCAGTTAATGGGATTAATCGTATTAACGTTGGTTCGGGTGGTGGTACTTTTACATGGCAATCCACAGGAGCCAGTGCTGGACTAACAAATTCTTCAGGTATTTTATATAATATAACAGTATCTTAAAAATAACTTGGATTCTTAAATATTTATTATTATATTAATTGTTATGCGTAGGGTTCTAATTGGTACACCTTCTTATGATGGCCGAATTGATGTTTGGTTTGCAAACAGTTTAATAGAGACTGTTAAACAAGCAGAAAAGAAAGGTATTTTCGTTCATGCTATTTATACAAGTTACGACTCTTTAATTCAAAGAGCAAGAAATAGCTTGATCAAATTAGCTATTGACGGAAAATATGATGATTTATTCTTTATTGATTCAGATACTGAATGGGAACCAGATTGGTTTTTTAATCTTTTAGAGCGACCAGAACCAATTGTTGGAGGTGCTTTGATTAAAAAGACAGAAAAAGAAGGTTATACAGTCAAATTAATAGATAAAAAACTAAAACATTCAGAGGATAAGAAACTTATTCAAGTAGATGGTGTAGGAACAGGATTTATGAAAGTCTCTAAGTTTGCTTTAGATAAACTATGGGAAATAAGCGATGAGTATACTAGTGAGGGAGAAAAACACAGAATGGTGTTTGATATTAAAGTAGAAAACGGAGACTTAATCTCAGAAGATTATATTCTTTGTAACAAATGGAAATCCTTAGGATATAAAGTATGGTTAGACCCAACAATTACTTGTAATCATATTGGAATTAAAAAATTTAAAGGTAACTTTGAAAACTTTATAAAAAAGAATGGCTACGTTTGATAAACCAAAAGGCGGAACAGAATTAATGTATGATGAGTTAATGAAACGACTCGCCTTAAATTATCAAGAGGAATTCTCTATATTTAATTATTTACCTTACGCTGATTTTAACAAACCAACTATTTACTGGAATCAATTATCTTATGATCAAGGTGCTATCCAGTTCCTAAAGGAACCAGAATGGATTGAAAAAATAGATAGGTTTGTGTTTGTTAGTCATTGGCAAGCAGAACGTTTTAGACAAATGTTTAATATACCGGGGTATAAAACCGCGGTTTTTAAAAATGCATGTATTGGGGTGACTCCTCGTAGGCATGGCGTTAGAGACACAGTTAGACTGTGTTATACGTCAACACCGTGGCGTGGTTTGGAAGTATTATTAGAAGCATGGGAAATATTAAAACCTAAAAATGCTGAGTTACATGTTTTTTCCTCTTGTAAGATATATGGGGAAGAATTTGGCAAAACAGACTTCCAGTATGATCATTTATATAACAAATGTAATGAATTACCTGATGTAGTTTATAGAGGTTCTATAGCTAACGAGGACTTAAGAAATGAGTTACATGAGTTTGATATTTTAGCTTATCCTAATACATTTGAGGAAACTTCTTGTATAGCTATTATAGAGGCTTTGTGTGCTGGATTAAGAGTAGTAACTTCTAATTTAGGTGCCCTACCAGAAACAACAGAAGGATGGGCTAGAATGTATCCTTACTTAGCTAATCCTGACTTACATGCTGAGGCATTTGCTAAAATATTAGGTGAGGAAATTGAATTAATTAGAGAAAATAAACTAGAAGAACACTTAACTAACCAGGTTAATACCTATACTCCAAGATGGGGATGGGACTACAGAATTAAAGAATGGGAGAAATATTTAGATGAATTATATCAAACTTATAAACTACAGTAAACCAAAACGGGTTGTAGACATTGGAGCCCACATAGGTGATTTTTCAAAAGCAATCACTCAATTAGCTCCTGAATGTCAGATTGTTATGGTAGAGGCTAATCCAAATTGTGAGCCATATTTACAAAAACTATCTCATGGTTATGAAATGATTGCTTTATCTAATCAACAAGGTAAAGCAGAATTATTTGTTGAAAAAGTAAATACAATAGGAACTGGAGCCTCTTTATATAGAGAAAATACAGATTGGTATGCTGATGGAAAATTTGAAAAAGTAGAAGTTGAATTAGATACTTTAGATAACAGAAAATATTTTGCTGATGAGGTAATTGATTTAATTAAAATGGATGTTCAAGGAGCAGAACTAGATATTTTATCAGGCGGACGTTCAACTATCATGAGATCTAATTATGTGTTAATTGAGGTTTCTACTGTAGAATATAATGTAAAAGCCCCATTAATGGATGAAATAGTACCTATTATGAAAGCATATGGTTTTTACATTGAAGATATTTTAGATTATTTAAAACCTTCACAAAAACAAATAACACAAATGGACATTCTTTTTAAAAATTCTTACATTTTTTAACAACACCCACATATTTATAACAAAAATATTATGAGCAATACAATGATTTTTGGACAAATTAGCCCTGTAATTAGTTTAGCCCAACAGACTGATCTTTTTGATCAAACAACAAACTACATCACTGGTTCTTACATCGCTGCTGTAGCTAACCAATACGCTTTAGGATGTAACCAAGTTAACTTCCGTGTTATGTATGGTAACTGTACTTTTGAATCAGGTAGTGTAACTACTTTCCAAACCGTTTATGCTACTAACGTTGTATTATCAGGTTCAACCATTACTACTTGGGGTGAAGATGATAGTGTTATTTTAGATGCATTAGCTAATGAGCAAGGTACTAACGTTATCGCCATAGTATCTGGTAGCACAAATAATATGTTCTTAGGTTAATAAGAACTTACCTTTTAAATTAGTTATTATAATGACGTTATGCCACAAAAATTATTTTACAATAGCTCCCTTCCGCGAGCTGGATCAACATTGATCCAAAACATACTAGGGCAAAATCCTGACATCCATACAACTCCAACTTCGGGATTGTATGAGATGTTAGCGGCCTCTAGGACAATCTTTACAGACAGTTTAGAATTCAAAGCCCAAGACGAGGACCAGATGTTAACTGGTTTTAGAGGTTTTTTAAAGAGCGGTCTTTATGGTTTCTATGAAAATCTAACCGACAAACCTTACGTTATTGATAAATGCAGAGGTTGGGGTTCTGAATGGGAATTTGTAAACGCTTTTGATCCAAACCCAAAAATGATCTGCATGATTAGGGACATTAGAGGTATTTATGCTTCATTAGAAAAGAAGTATAGAAAAAATCCTTTGATCGATCACCATATTGCAAACTGGGGTAATCTAACAGGTACTACAACCGATAAACGTATTGACGTTTGGTCTGTAAATCCTCCAATTGGTCCTTCTATGGATCGTTTGTATCAAATCTTAGTTCAAGGTTTGCACAAAAATATTCTATTCGTTAAATTTGAAGAGCTTTGTTCTGACCCTGATACTCAATTAAAGCGTATCTACGAGTACTTGGAACTGCCCTTCTACCAACATGATTTTAAAAACATTAAACAGGTAACTCATGAGGATGATAAGTGGTACGGTATTTTCGGTGACCATATTATCCGTCAGGAATTAAAACCAGTTAAACCAGACTGGGGAGAAACATTAGGTCCTAATGCTTGCCGTTTAATTGAAAATCATTATGCTTGGTTCTTTAACGATTTTGAATATAAAATTTAATGAGAGTCGGTTTTAAAACACAAAACGAAACACAGTTTCAATCAATCACTATACCAGACATGGATATTAGTCCTGTCTTAGTTTCAGTAGTACAAGGAAAAGATAATAATATGGATAATAAGTTTTTAGTCTGGCACATTGAAGGTGGATTAGGTAAAAACATTGCAGCAACTGCTTTGTTACCTGATATTGCAAAACAATACAAAACCAGAAAAATCGTTGTAGTTGCTTCCTATCCGGAAGTGTTTTTAAACCACCCAGATGTTCATAGGGTTTATCGAGTAGGTATGACAGCCTATTTTTATGAGGATTACATCTTAAATAAAGATACCCTAGTATTCAGACATGAACCTTATTTCCAAACAGGTCATATCTTAAAACAAAAACACCTTGTACAAAACTGGGCTGAATTGTTAGGAGTATCTTATAAAAAACAGTTACCTAACTTGCATATGAACATGATGCAAAAGAAGTTAACTAATGTTTGGCAAAGACCAAAACCAATTTTGTTGATACAAACAAACGGTGGTTTGTTTCAAGGTCAAGCCTTAGACTATGCTTGGACTAGAGATATGCCTATTGAATTAGCTAACTATATTGTTGATAAAGTAGGTAAAAACTATCATGTAATGCAAATTACAAGAGAAAACAGCCCACAAATCCCAGGAGCAGAAATTATAAACTATCCTATGAGCAATATGGAGTTATTTGGATTAGTTGCAGCCTCAGAAAAACGTTTCTTAATTGATTCTTGTTTACAACATGCTGCCGCTGCTTTAAACTTACCATCAACTATATTCTGGGTGGGAACATCACCAGAGAATTTTGGATATGAAATGCATACAAACATCAAGTCATTACCACCAAAAGGACAAACTAAAATGATTGATTCATATTTGTTTGATTATTCTTTTGATGGTCAGCTACACGAATGCCCTTATCAGGACTTAAGTGAAATGTTTGATATGGATGCTATTGATAAAATTTTAGTTTAAAATATGAACAGACTTGAATTATTATCTAAAATAGGGTCTGAATTCCCAAATGGATTTGGTGTTGAAGTAGGAACCTTTAAAGGTGAATTTTCAAAAGAAATCCTAGAAAATTGGTCTGGTACCCTCTACATGGTGGATGTTTGGAGGGCGTTAGGAGAAGAGTACACAGACATGAGTAATCATGGTCGATTTGAAATTGACATCTTTGGCGAAGCAATTAAAAACATTTCAGGACATGAGGATAGAGGGATTATGGTTAGAGCATCTTCTCAAATAGCATCAAATATATTTCAAGATAATTCATTAGATTTTGTTTATATTGATGCTAACCATGCTTATGATTTTGTAAAACAAGATATTGAGTTATGGTATCCTAAAGTAAAAAAAGGTGGTTATTTGTGGGGTCATGATTATATTAATTTAGATTGGTATAACGATCCTAATTTTGCTGAAAACGGTAAAGATAAACACATCTGGAGCAATAATCAGGTATATCATGGTGTTTTTGGAGTCAATCCAGCTGTTGATGAGTTTTGTAAAGAGTTTAACTATACACCTGTTATTACTGAAGAGTGGTTTGGGAGTTGGTTAATACAAAAAGTATGATTTTAGATCCTAAAGAAATCTGTGTTTTAGTATTGTACGATGATTATTATGCTGAATTAGCAGAAATAACTATTGACAAAAACATAAAACAGTATTGTGATTTACATGGATATACTCTTATTTCTCATAAAATAGAAAACATTGATAATGGTAGATCACCTCAATGGCAAAAAATTCAAGTATCTATTGATGTTTTAAAAACTAATCAGTTTAAATGGTTATTTTTCCTAGATACTGATTGTTTAATAATGAATAGTACTATAAAGTTAGAATCAATTATTGATGATAATTATTCTTTTATAGTTCCTGCTCATAACATAGAACCGGTTGATACTCCTATAAAAAATACTCAAGGAACAAATTGTGTTATTACAAGCCAATATTTGGTAAAAAATGACGAAACCGGTATTAATATTCTTCAAGACATATGGGACGCTAAAGAATGGCCTATAGACATAGATATTAATACATTTGACTATGAAGGAAGACAAGCCAGAATCACTATAGACAAACCAGTATTTAAAGACAAAGTAAAAATAGTACCGGAAAAGGTGCTAAACAGATTTTGGTACATGAATAGTCCGTTTATGGTTCTTAATGCTTTGGGGGTTAATGATAATGCTTGGCAACCTGGAGATTTTATTGTTCATGTTACAGGATACAACAGAGAAGACAGAATCAATTTAACATCTGATCTAAATTATTTTTCAGGTGGGTTATTATATAATTTTAAATATTATAATGATAACAGGATTGATTTTAATTCTTTAATAGAGCTTGATAATATAAAAATTATTATGTATCATAACGAGGATATTTTATTTGAGTATAATTTTTCAAAAATACTACCTAAAGTAATTTATAATCTTTATTATGACCCTTCATTTCCAAAAAATGATTTATTAATTAAAGGTTTTGATAAAGACAATAATTTAATATCTTTAAAAAAATTGTAATGAGATGTTTTATAACCCACACCACTGAAAATTATGAAGAAATAACCCTTCAGTTGGCTAAAAGTATAAAAAAATATTCAAACCATGATTTACTAGTATACACAATTGATTACGAGGGTAGTGATAAACTAAAATCATTAGCTACTTGTAAAAGAATTGATTTAAATCTTCCGGCACTAAATCAAAACGATTTTATAGAACAACATGGTAATTCCTATGTAAGCAGAGAAAGTGTTAGAACATTCTTAGCTTTAGGTGGTAAAATAGATGCTATGATTAATGCTTGTGAATCAGGAATTGAGGAATGGGTTTATATTGATTCAGACTGTATTGTAAACACAAACATAGATACTATATTTTCCTATTGTGATGAGGTAGAATCATTTCCATTAGCATCTCTTGGTCCTTATGAATTTATTTTACTAACCAATCCAGATGGAAGTATTAAGGGTAATCCTTTTTGGAAAAACGATGATTCAGTTGATCTGAAGAATACTTTAGAATGGCCAATGATGGACTTCTTTAATATGAAACCAGAACAAAGAGGTCAGTATCATACAACAAATATTTTAGTAGGAACAAAAAACGTAAAACCGTTTTTAGAGGTATGGAGAGATTGTAAAAATTTATTTCCTAAAATAACTAATGTTTATAATGTAAGTCCACTACAAGAGGAAACTATATATAATATTTTAACATGGAGGATAAAAGATAAGGGATTGCCAATGGTTTACGTTAATGTTAAAGGATCCGATACGGTTAAACATTTTTTAGAAACCCAAACAGATCAAGATATTTTTGTTTCCGAATATTATAAACTACCAAAAGATAAAAATAAAATTATAGCATTTCATGGTGAAAAAAGAATTGAGGAAATTGAAAAAATGTTTGATTTGATAGATAATCAAAAAACAAAAATCCTTTTTGTTGCCCCTCATTTATCTACTGGAGGAATGCCTTCATTTTTGCTTAAACGAATAAAATCATTATTAAAATATTGTTCAAACATTGAAATATTTGTTGTTGAGTTTACAAATGTTAGTTATGATTATGTAGTTCAACGTAACGAAATACTAGAAATAATAGGTAATGATCATTTTTGGTCATTAAGTGAAAACAAATCAGAATTAATTAATATAATTAAAGACAATAAGATAAATATTGTTCATATTGATGAAATGATTGAGTGTTTAGATTCTTATACTAAAGCACCCGAATCATTGTTTGATCAAATATATGATAAAAATAGGACCTGGAGAGTAGTTGAAACATGTCATAACGTCTGGTTTAATCCAGATACGAGTAAAAAATATAGTCCTGATGGATATGCTTTTTGTACCCCGTGGCACCAAATAGTTACTTTTAAATCTATGCCTAGTAAAAACATGGTTGCTGAATTTCCTATAGAAAACTATGTACCAACTTTAGAGGAAAAAACAGAGGCTAAAAAGCAATTAGGATTTGATTTAGATAAAAAACACATTATTAATGTTGGATTATGGACTCAAGGTAAAAATCAAAAAGAGGGAGTAGAAATAGCTAAACAAGTACTCCAAACCAATCCAGAACTACATTTTCATTTTATAGGAAACCAAGCACCTAATTTTAAAGAATATTGGGAACCAATTATGCAGGATATTCCAAGTAATGTTACTGTATGGGGTGAGCGAAACGATGTTGATACTTTTATGAAGGCAGCAGACGTTTTTATGTTTAACTCAACATGGGAATGTAATCCTTTAGCTATACGAGAGGCTGTGTCTTATGGTCTTCCAACACTATCTAGAAACTTAAAACAGTATTTAAATATGTTTACCGATTATATCACAGAAATAAAAGATGATATAAACGAAAACGTAGAAATTTTACTTAAAACAATTTCTAATCCAAAAGAGTATTCATTACCTTTAAATCAAGTAGAAGAATTTGCCCAAAAACATATTAACTTTTATAAGTCATTATTGAATTCTGAACCACAAATCCAAGTTTATAATCCTAAAAAACTTGATTACATACTTACATTTATAAACAATCCTTATTTTGAATTACTAGGCAATTCAGATTCAGAATACAAGGTACAATTTGTTGATGAAAACGGTGATGTTAATTATGAGGATACTATAAAATGTAATATGTGGACTAAACTAAACAGACAATACTTTACTAAATGGACTGTTAAAGTATGGGAAGATGAAAATTTAGTTATTGAACATATTCTTAATTTAAAAAACAAACGAGTTTTTATATCTATTGATTCTAAGTCTTTAGGAGACACAATTGCTTGGTTTCCTTATGTAGAAGAATTTAGAAAAAAACATAAGTGCCAAGTAGTAGTATCAACATTTTGGAATCATTTATTTAAAACTCAATACCCCGAACTTGAATTCATAACTCCCGGTTCAATAGCCCATAACATTAACTCGGCTTATACAATAGGATGCTATCTAAATCCAGATAAAGAACCAGAATTATTTAATACTATACCTTTACAAAAAGTATCATCAAATATTTTAGGACTACAACATACTGAAGTAAAACCTAAAATTGACTTTACTCCTGCCGAAAATAAACGAGATAAAAAATATATTACAATCGGTTATCATTCTACATCTGGTTTAAAGTATTGGAATAATCCAACAGGATGGCAAGATTTAGTTGATTATTTTAATGAACAAGGATATGATGTTTTAAATCTTTCTTTAGAATCATCTGAATTAAAAGGTGTAATTGAATTAGAGGATAAATCAATAAATAATATAATGAACCTTTTACACTACAGTGAATTTTTTGTTGGATTATCTAGCGGATTATCTTGGTTAGCTTGGGCTCTAAATAAACAAGTAGTCCTAATATCTAATATGACTAATAAAGAACACGAGTTCCAAAGTAACTGTATTAGAATTGTAAATGAATCGGTTTGTAATTCATGTTGGGTTGATCCTCAATTTCAATTTGATAAAGGGGATTGGTATTGGTGTCCAAGACACAAGGGAACAGACAGACAATTTGAGTGTACTAAATCAATTACCTCAAAAATGGTTATAGATAAGTTAAAACATTTGGTGGAAAAACAAAACCCGTAATATTTATTAATATATGGCATTAACATTAACCAAATCTAATATTTTAACAGGAAACGTAGTTCAAGCATCTGACGTATCCCAAAGTATTGATGCCTTTACAGGTACTGCCGCTTATGATATTACTTTATCTGGTTCATTAATTTTAACAGGTTCTGTTGGTATTAATGGATTAGCACAACAAGCATATAACCGAGTTTTAGTTATAGACAGCTCTACAGGAAACGTTGCTTACACAGCATCAGGTGCTTTATCAGGTTCAGGTGGAGTAACTATTAATAATAATACAAACAATTATATTTTAACAGCAACTGGTACCGCAAATACACTTAACGGTGAGTCTACATTAACATACGACGGTAATTTATTACAAATTCAATCTACCAATGCTCGTACTTATGTTTATGGAACCACATACAACGATTCAGTATATTTAAATCCTGCAGCTAATGCTGAGGTAGTAGCTTCGTTTGCATCAACAGCTGACGGAAAAGGAATGAAATTATCGGCGAGCCCAACTCGCTCAATGTTGTTATTTGATTCAAGTTCAAATTTCCAAATTTCAACAGTACCCTTAAATACTATTAATGCTTCTCCAGTAGCAAATACATACACAGGAGAACAAATAGCTTTTACTATATTTAGTAGTTCTAGAAATGTCCAAATAGGAACAGGAAGTGTAGATACTGGATATAAATTAAATGTTAGTGGTTCTGTTAATGTTTCAAGTTCACTTACAGTTACAGGATCAGTAAGAATTACAGGATCAACTACTACAGCCCCAGGAACAACAGGATATGTATTACCTAGTAATGCTTACGGTGTTAATTCATCTGTAATTTTAGGAGTACCTTCAGCTTGGTTATCAATTGAAGTAGATGGTGCTACTTATAAACTACCTTTATACAACTAAAAAATAAAAAAAAATAATATGGAAACCAAAGTTTTAGAACAAGAAGAAATCCAAGCAATTAAGGATTTACAAGTAAAAAGAGAACAGTTAATGTCCGATTTCGGTTTTATCGAAATGAGAATTCAAGAATTAGAATTGCAAAAAGAAAATTTAATCAACCTTTTAGTTGAAATTAGAAATTCTGAAGCAACACTGAGTAATGAACTCCAAACTAAGTACGGTAACGGTACAATCGACTTAGAAAAAGGAGAAATTACTGTTGTTGCTTAATTTTTAACCCCCTCTATGATATTTATCATAGAATAAAATCAACAAAATTTCTAAAACATGGCAGAAACATTAATATCACCTGGCGTACTCGCTATCGAAAACGATAACTCCTTTATTACACAGCAACCTGTAACAGTAGGTGCTGCTATTATTGGTCCTACCGTTAAAGGTCCCGTAGAAGTTCCTACAATTGTTACTTCTTACAGTGATTATCAAAACAAATTTGGTACTACTTTTTTAAGTGGTAGCCAAGTTTACACATATTTCACTTCTATTGCAGCTTATAACTATTTTGTAAATGGTGGTGAAACATTGTTAGTAGCTCGAGTAGTGACAGGTTCATTTACTTCTGCTACAACAGCTACTGGTTCAGTTACTGGACCTAGTGGAGGTGGAGTTTCTATCCTTAACGCTAATACTTCAGAATCTATTGTATTGAGTACTTTATCACAAGGACTTATTATGAATAGTTCTAGTTCATTAGATTCTAATGGCTCATTAGTATCAGGTTCATCAGATAACGTTAGATGGCAAATCGCTAACCGTGATACTGGTTCTGGGACTTTTAGTTTGTTGATTCGTCAAGGTGATGATAATGCTACTGATCAAACAATATTAGAAACTTGGACTAATTTATCAATGGATCCTACAGCTCCAAATTATGTTGCTCGAGTAATTGGTAACCAAGTAAAAGCTTATGATTCAACTGATAACCAAGTTGTTATAAATGGTGATTATCCTAATGCCTCAAGATACGTGTATGTAGCTAATGTTTTAACTCCTACTCCATTGTATTTTGATAACAACGGTACTGCAAAAGCTCAATATACTAGTTCTATTCCCAATAATGCAAGTGGTTCTTTTATAGGAGCTACAGGTGCTTTATTTACAGGTAGTGCTGCTAAATATTACAACACAATCATTTCTGGTGTATCAAACATCCAAGGATTAAATTCATCAAGCTACAACAATATGATTAGTTTGTTATCTAACCAAGATGACTACAGGTTTAACGTATTGACAGCTCCTGGTTTGTTTGCTTCTGAAGCTCCTCTTGGATCTTCTCAAGTAACTTCGATCATTAGCAACACAATGAATCGTGGTGATAATATTTTTGTAAGTGATTTAGTACCTTACAGCTCAAGTATTAGTACTGTAACTACTCAAGCTCAATCCAAAAACAGTTCATATGTTGCTTCATACTGGCCTTGGGTTCAAACAATTGATCCAGATTCTGCTCAATTGGTTTGGGTTCCTGCCTCAACTATGATCGGTGGTGTTTATGCTTATAACGATTCAGTATCTGAGCCTTGGTTTGCACCAGCTGGTATTAACAGAGGTGGATTAGGTAACGTAGTAAGAGCTGAGAAAAAATTATCTCAATCAAACCGCGATACCTTATATTCAAACAAAGTTAACCCAATTGCTACTTTCCCTGGAACAGGAGTTGTAGTTTACGGACAGAAAACATTACAAACTAAAGCAAGTGCTTTGGATCGTGTAAACGTTCGTCGTTTGTTGATTGCTCTTAAATCTTACATCTCTCAAGTTGCTAACAACTTGGTGTTTGAACAGAATACAATCGCTACTCGTACAAGTTTCTTGAACCAAGTTAACCCATATTTGGAATCAGTACAACAACGTCAAGGTTTGTATGCTTTCAAAGTAGTTATGGATTCAAGCAATAACACTCCAGATGTAATCGATAGAAATCAATTAGTTGGTCAAATTTACTTACAGCCTACTAAGACTGCTGAATTCATTTACTTGGATTTCAACATCTTACCTACAGGAGCTACTTTCCCAGCGTAATTTTTTAAAAACAGAATATTTATAACAAAACAAATAAATAAATAAAATGGCAGTATTAGATCCAAACGAAATATTTTTCACAGCCTTTGAACCCAAACAGGCAAACCGATTCATTATGTATATTGACGGTATACCAGCGTATGAGATTAAAGGTGTTGGTGCAGTCACGTTAACCCAAGGTACAGTACCTTTAAATCATATAAACGTTCAACGCTTTGTAAAAGGTAAAACCACTTGGGGTACTATCCAATTTACATTATTTGATCCTATCACTCCTTCAGGAGCACAGGCGGTAATGGAATGGGTACGTTTACACCACGAATCAGTAACTGGACGTGATGGTTATAGTGATTTCTACAAGAAAGACTTAACATTCGACGTATTAGGACCTGTAGGTGATATCGTTTCAGAATGGATTATCAAAGGTGCCTTGATTACAGAAGCTAACTTCGGTGATTACAACTGGGATACTACAGATACAGCTGTTAACATTACAATGACCGTTCAACCAGATTATTGTGTGTTGAATTTTTAATAAAATTACAAGTATTATTGAAGGAGCTCGCATTTTTTGCGAGCTTCTTTTTTCTTTATATATTTATAACAAAATAAGTTTATGAACGAATTTAAGTTTCCCACAGAAGTTGTAGAATTACCCTCAAAAGGTCTAATTTATCCACCATCATCTCCCCTATCCTCAGGTCAAATTGAAATGAAATACATGACCGCTAGAGAAGAAGACATTTTAACCAATCAAAATTACATTAAACAGGGAGTAGTTTTAGAAAAACTATTAAAATCACTTATTGTTACTAAAATTGAATATGATGAATTAATTATAGGTGACAAAAATGCGGTAATGGTAGCTGCTCGAGTATTAGGTTATGGTAAAGATTATTCTTTTAAAATGGGTGATGAAATTGTTACTGTAGATTTAACTCAATGTCCTATGAGATATTTAGATGAGTCTAAAGTTACTAAAGGAGTTAATTCTTTTGAGTATACATTTCCATCAACAGGAAATACTATTACTTATAAAATTTTAACCGGTAAAGATGAAAAACAAATCCAAGCCGAAATTGAAGGTCTTAAAAAGATTGATAAAAATGCATCAGCCGAATTATCTACTAGATTAAAATACTTAATTACCTCAGTAAATGGTAATGAAGATAAAAAAACTATTCGTGAATTTGTTGATAATTACCTTTTAGCAAAAGACTCCAGAGCATTTAGAGAACACTTAAAAACAACCCAACCAGATGTAGAATTAACGGCTAAATACTTGACTGAAAACGGTGTTGAGGAGGACATTGATATTCCAATCACTGCCAACTTTTTTTGGCCTGACTCAGGAATATAGACTTAATTTATTTAAATCAATCCACGATATATGTTATAATGGTAATGGTGGATATGATTATTATACTATTTACGATATGCCTAT